CAAAAAGCAATATAAAAAAGTTAAAAAGTATATGAGATCTCCCATCTATCAAATTCGTGTTATGGATGGAACAGAGAAAGTTGTAAATGAACTTCTTGATAAATATTATAAAGAAGAAACGTAGTTGTTGGAATGAAAACGTTTAGAGAGTTTATTGCTGAAGATAAAATCGGAGAAAGGTTGGGCAAAATGTCCGACGCCGATTTTGAGCAGTTTTTAAAAGGTAGAACTCCTGGAGAGGAAAAAGAATTTAGAGCAAAAAGAGCAACTTATACAACATCAGGTACTGCTGGACGGGGTGTTCAGGATGCTGCTCGTCAAGCAGGACAACAAAGAACTCAACCACCTTCTGGTGGTGGCAAACCACCTTCTGGTGGTGGCAAACCACCAGCAGGAGCAACTCCTTCAGGTGGTACTACATCTGCAGCACCAAACACATCTGGATTTAGAATTCCTAGACCAACTAGAGGACAGGCAGCAGTTGGTCTTGTGAATGTTGGTTTAGGTGCTTTGGATTATAAGCAAAGAAGAGATGCTGGACAGACTAGAGTTCAGGCAGGATCGGCAGCAGCATCATCTGCTGCTGGAGGGCAGGCAGGATGGATGACAGGAGCTAAATTAGGAACGGCACTTCCTATTCCACATCCAGTAGCAAAAGGAGCAGCAGTTATTGGATTGGGACTTGCTGGAAGTATGTTAGGATCTTCTGGAGCAAGTGCATTATCTGATAAATTGACTGGAGTTAGTAGACAACCTACCGAAAAAGATTACGAAAAAGCAAGACAAAAAATAGGAACCACTTCATCTAGAAAAGTAGCAGCACAATCTGGTGTATATGGTGCAAGATCTGGATCTGCTATCGTTGGAACGGGAGAAAAGACACCAACAAAAACACAACTTCCTAAAACTATGCTTCTTCCTGGCAACAAAGTTGGGGATTTAGCATATAAAGGAGGTAAACCAGTGTATTTAACAAGAGCCTCCGTTGCATCTAGAGATGTTGGATTAGGTGGTGTTCTCAGAAATATTTCTAGAACAACGGGAATTGGTGGTCAAAGAGAAAGAGATGCCGCCGCCACAAAGAGAGAATATAGAACAGCACTTGCATCTACTCAAAAATACTATAGAGATATTGGTGTTAGAAATCCTTCACAAGTAACTCTTAAACCAACAGGTAATTTACCAGCAAGATCTCTTCCTGGTTATGGAACTGCTCCTGCAGCAAAACCAAAACCAGCAGTAAAACCAGCAGTTGCTGGTGGCGGAATGGGTGGAAGGAGAGGAGGTGGATCTAGTCCAGGATCCATAAAAAAATAAATAAATAATAACAATAAACAAAAAATAAAATGAGTAATCCTTGGACGCAACCATATAAAGATCTTAGAGAAATGGATGCTTTTGCAGCAGGTGGCGGCGCTGCAAAAATCGCAAAGACTGGTATGACTCGTGATCAAGTAATTGCACTTGGTAATAAAAATCTTAAAGCAAAACCAGCAGCACCAGTGTCGCCACCACCAACAACATCACAACCTACCACCACTAGCACTTCAACACCAACAACATCACAACCTACCACCACTAGCACTCCAACACTAAAACCAAAACCAGAAAGACCACCAGCAGTCGGTATGTTAGGTAAAACTTCTTTTGAGATAAGAACTCCAACCTCTACTGAACTAAGAGCAGCACAAGCAGAACGAGCAAGGCAAAAAGCAGCAGGAGAAGACACTAGTACTGTAGCAAATGCAGAGAAGGCACTTCAAGCAGCACAAACAGCAGGAAAAGCACAAGCATCAGTAGATGCATTGAACAAACCAGCACCAGCAGGGTCTGCCCTTGCTGCTGAGCAAGAAAAAAGAAAAAAGGCTATGGCAGCAAAAGGCAATCCATCATTACTAAGTCAAACAACAGAAGAAGAAACCGTAATCAAAAAATATTTGGTTCGTGAAGGTTACATATCAGAGAAGAGGGATCTTCCTGGTAATCAAGAAAGAATTGATGCCAACAAAAATGGCAGAATTGATGCCGAAGATTTTTCACTTCTTCGTGCTGGCAAAGAAGTAGCAAAAACTGTTCTAGGCAGTGAACCTAAAAACTTAGGAAAGATGACAAAAGTCCGATAGAATAATACTCAGAGATGATTGACAAATTGTAATCCCTAGTCTATAATAAGACCAGGGATTTTTTATTGCCATGAACCAAGACAAACTTAAATTGATTGTTAAAAATCTGGAGTTGCTTGTAGAAAGTTTAAAGTCTGAAGTTTACTCTAATAAGCAATCTTATTTGGATTACGATGAAATTAAAAAAGGATTAAAAATTTATGACGATGACGATGGATACCCTGACTAAGGAATGAACATGAGTGCTCAAGTAAAACTTATTTCGGTTACACCTGATGCAGAAAAGACAATGGCATATGTTGCTAGAGTGTCTAACCCTGCAAATCAAAATTCAGAAAAGTATTCTAAGTTACTTGCTTATTGTATTAAGCATAATCATTGGTCTGTTTTTGAGCAGGCACATATGACTCTTGAGATTAATACAACCCGTGGTCTGGCAGCTCAAATTCTGCGGCACAGATCTTTCACGTATCAAGAATTCTCACAGCGTTATGCTGATGTTGGTTGGTTGGAAGAGGAGATTCCTATTCCAGAACTTCGTCGTCAGGATACAAAGAATCGTCAGAATTCTACGGATGATCTTGATGAGGAAAAAGTATTTGTCATGAATAAAATGATACAAGAATTGTTTCGTGATGCTCAAGATCTATATAATCATCTTCTAAGCGAAGGAGTTGCCAAGGAGTGTGCTCGTTTTGTGCTGCCCTTAGCGACCCCTACACGCCTCTACATGACGGGTTCAGTACGTTCTTGGATACATTATATCAACTTGCGTAGTGAAAATGGAACTCAGAAAGAACACATGGATATTGCAGAAGCAGTTCGCTGTATTTTTATCTGCCAGTTTCCTGTTGTATCTGAGGCACTAGGATGGGTGGAGAGTGATGAGTGCCCAGAATGTCATGATGCACCATCGATTATTATTCCATAAATATCTTATAGAAAAGGAGATTAACATTGCCCATATATCCTGTTATCAATAAAGAAACTGGTGAAGTAAAAGAACTTGATATGTCCATATCAAAATATGAAGAATGGAGAAAAGAAAATCCTACCTGGGATAAAGATTGGAGTCAAGGTTGTGCTGGTGTTGGAGAAGTCGGAGACTGGCAAAACAAATTGAAGAAGTCACATCCTGGATGGAATGATGTTCTACATCGTGCCAAAAAAATGCCAGGTTCATCCATCAAAACGTTATAAATTTTTATGACAACACGAAGAAGAAAGGATTCAGGACCAGTTGGAATTGGTATGAGTGCTAAGCAAATGAGAAGAAAAAAACCGATTAATTCGGATTTTCTTATTGATGTTAAACCTTTAACTGAAAATCAAAAAGTATTATTTGATGCATACGATGATGGCAAAATGCTTTTTGCTTATGGTGCAGCAGGAACAGGTAAAACTTTTATCACTCTTTATAATGCACTACGAGAAGTACTTGACGAAACAACTCCATATGAAAAGATCTACATCGTAAGATCTCTTGTTGCCACCAGAGAGATTGGTTTTCTTCCAGGTGATCATGATGATAAGTCAGCACTTTACCAAATACCATACAAAAATATGGTAAAGTATATGTTTGAGATGCCATCTGATGCAGACTTTGAGATGCTGTATGGCAATCTTAAGGCACAAGAAACAATTAGTTTCTGGTCAACATCTTTTATTCGTGGGACAACTTTTAACCGATCAATTATTCTTGTAGATGAATGCCAGAATCTAAATTTTCATGAATTGGATTCTATCATCACAAGAGTTGGTGAGGATTGTAAGATTATGTTCTGTGGTGATATCATGCAAAGCGATTTAATTAAAACTTCTGAACGAAGTGGTATTCATGACTTCATGAAAATACTACAAGCCATGCCTGAGTTTGAAAGCATTGAGTTTGGGGTGGATGATATTGTTCGCTCTGGATTGGTCAAATCTTATCTTGTAAACAAAATAAATCTTGGATACTAATGTTTAATCATGTAAATCATTTGGGTGATATTGATCTCAAATCTAGAGAAGTAGATGGAACTCGTTTTTATACGACACCATCTGGAGATTCTTTCCCATCAATCACTTCAGTCACATCTCATAAAAATAAAGAATTTTTTGCTGAGTGGCGTGAACGAGTTGGTGAGGAGGAAGCGAATAAAATTTGTAAACTTGCAACTACTCGTGGAACAAAATTTCATGAGGTATGTCAGGATTACTTAGAGAATAACTTGAAAGAAAGTTATGATGAACAATCCATGATTATGTTTGATGCTGCAAAACCATATCTAGACAAGATTGGTTTGGTTCATGCAATTGAAAGATCAATGTTCAGTGAAGTTCTTGGCATTGCTGGGCGGGTAGATTGTATCGCTGAGTATGATGGTGAACTTGCTGTCATTGACTTTAAAACATCAGCCAAAATCAAAAAGGAAGAATGGATTGAACAATACTTTGTTCAAGAAGTTGCGTATGCATGTATGTACTTTGAATTAACTGGAATTCCTGTTAAAAAACTGATTACAATCATGGTGACTCCTGCTGGAGTTGTTAAGGTATTTGACAAAAGAGATAAAATGTATTATATTAAACTCTTAACAGGTTACATTAAAGAATTTGTCTCTGATAAATTAAAAACCTATGGAAAATGAAATTGAAAATGCTTTAAAGGATAAATTTATGAGTCAGGCAAAATTCTCTTCGGATATTGAAACTCTTGTGGAGTCAAGTGCATTAAGTTACATTGAATCTATAGTTCATTACTGCAACGAAAATAGTATTGAAATAGATACGGTTTCTAAGTTGATTTCTAAACCATTGAAAGAAAGAATTCGGTGTGAAGCAATCACATTGAATTATTTAAAAAAAACTACGAAAGCAAAACTACCGATATGACACCGTTTGAGGTGTATTGTTGTTACTTATCTCTTAAAAATCATTTCACAAAAAAATCATACGATTATTTTACATATTGTGGAAAGACTAGAACCACAATAAAGTCCTTTAATAAAAGAAAGGATAAGTATTTTTTTGAAAAAACTTCTAGACAAAAAAATGATAATGAGATACTAGAATATCTTGTTTCTAACTTTATTGAATGCTCTGATCCTCAAAGATTGTGGATTGGAGAAATCATACATTCGGGAGAAACAAATTACACTAATTGGAAAAAAAGAAATCAAAGTTTAACTTACATATTTAAAAATGAAACTGAAGAATTACTTTCTGAAAATTCTTTAGATGCAATTTTTGAGTGTAAGAATGGATCTCATCCTATCATACTTAAAAAGTTCCTGAGCGGGAAGATTAGTATCGAAACACTGGT